CGCAATGCTCAGATAACGCTCACAGGCACATTGCCAACCGGTCAGATGTTTCTGCAGAAATTCACTGTAGGCAAAAAGGTTCAAATCCATGTAGGCAATGAGCTTGTGCTCACAGGCTACATCACAGCCACACCATTCAACTACACGGCATCAAGCTTCAGTGCTTCCATTGCGGTGCAGTCAAAGACGATTGATGTGGTTCAGTGCTCGCCTATGAAAGCAGGGCGTAGCATTGGCAAAATCGACACCTCAGCTCATATCGTAACACCTTCAAGCAATACTTCACTGTGCTTTAGAGAGCAGAGAGCAAAGCAGATTATTGCTGACCTTATTGCTCCTTATGGCGTGGGACTTGTTGTTGAAGACAGTGCGATTCTGAATGAACCACGCTCTTACGATGTTGACCCAAACAAAACCGTACTCTCAAGCCTTAAAGACATCATAAATTCAGATGACCTGTGGCTCTGCGATGATGAGGAAGGCAATATTGTTGTTACCAAGAAGGCTGACCAAATCACAGGCACTTTAACCCTCGGTAAAGAAATTAAGAGCGGTAATTCAGCCTTTGACGGCTCAAACTTATTCTCTGAGTGGGAAGTTGTCGGACAGTCGTCGGGTAAGGGTACTGCAGGAGGCAAAAACGTCAACTGCAAGACCGGTTCAGCTACAATGTCATTTTCTCGCGCTCGTTACAAGTGTTTGAAGAACGACAGTCAGTGTTCTGACAGTTCAACGCAGACACAGGCTGATGGTGAGAGCAAGCTTGCTCAGAGCGAGTTCCGCACCACGAACTACGTTGTTCAGGGGTGGCGAGATGCGAATGGCAACCTTTGGAAGATAAACAAACTTGTCACCATCGATGATCCATTCTTATTTAATCAGCGGATAGATATGCTCGTCAAGAAGGTAACTTTCAAGCTGTCGAACACCGATGGAATGATAACAGAGATTGAGGTCGCACCTCCTGACGGTATCAAGTCAGGCAATAAGGCTGCAAGCTCTAAGACTGCAGTCTCGAAGAAGAAATTCTCCGACACTAAGCGTGATACAGGCGGTATATACCTCAACCCGATAGCAGGTCAATAAATGGCAGAACTAATTGAACGAGCAACCCTCACGGCCAGAGATGAGGATACCGGCACAAGGCTTGTGCAGTGTTCATTCGCTGGTGGCTACCAGCGGTCAAAGCTTGAACATGTTGAGCCTTACGGTTTTACATCAGAGCCTTTTAAGGACGGAGAAACAGACGCAGTTGTCGTAAACCTGAACGAAAACAAGAGTCATTCTCTTGTAGTAATGATAAACGACCATCGCTACAGACTTACATCGTTACAGGATGGTGAAGTCTGTATGTATGACAATAAGCAGCGTCATGTTTATTTAAAAAGTGACGGTATCGAAATTGACGGAGTTAATGATACTGTTACAGTTAAAACAATGGGTGATATTAAAGCTATATCTGGAGCAAATATTGAAGTTACTGCCTCTCAAAATATCAAGTTAAATGCTGGAGGTAAAATTGAAATTTTGGCTGGTGGAGAAGTTGTCATCCAGGGTGCTAATGTAAACATCAACTAATGAGGTTTTTTATGCCTGCGGTAACACGTGTAGGAGACAACAACACAGGACATGATGCATGTCCTGGAACCCCATTATCCACTGGAAGTCCTAATGTAAATATTAACGGTAAAGCTGCAGGTCGTGTAGGAGATTCATACGTACCTCATGGTTGTGACATTCACGTTCCGCATTCAGGTGTTATTGCTTCTGGTTCTGCTACTGTCTTTATTAACGGCAAATCGGCAGGAAGAGTAGGTGATCCTGTATCTTGTGGTGGCACTGTGGCTCAAGGTTCTAATAATGTCATTGTTGGTAATAGCTGTGGATTAACAAAAAGTGAATGCAATGCATTAGTAGCTAAGGCTTTAAAGGACGTTCTTTATGACAGACATTTATCTAAAGCTGTTAATGACATTACACAGCAAGAGAACAAGACTATTTTAAGCTTACCAGATATCTGTGAAGCGTTATACATAAAGTCTGAAGCAGACAATGCATTTGGATATCTTTACTTAAAAGAAATGATAGAAAAGTGGCTCGCAGACAAAGAAGGAAGCCCTTATTTTGTTGATTGGAACTGGGTTCATTCTCATTATCCTGTTCAGCTTGTATACAATGATTTGGTCAATAATGCTTTAAATGAAGCTGCAAAAAAGGTATTAACCGAAAGGCTTCAAACATTAAAAGATAATAATCAGCTTAATACAGAATTTGATTTTACAAAATATACCAATCAATGGGATAAATGGTATATAAACTATAGATCAGTAAGGTCATCTAAAATTTATTCAAATCTTACAATTGATGAAATTTCTGAAGATCGAATTCTATATAACCCACTGTTTTGCCCTTCACTGTATGCTGCTTTAGGTGCATTTAATTTAAGAGTTTTGCCTAAAGGCAGAATTGAGCATTTATCAGGTAATCGCTATAAAGTAACAATTACTGAACTGTACACTTATGTATCAGATTCATTTGATTTTGAAGGTGATCAATCTCTTGGTTATTGGTCTGTTGATGAAAAAGATTTTAGTATTTATTCGTTTAGCGATAATTATCAGTATATTGAAAACGACACTTTTGTAAGATTTAAAAAAAACTATAATATAGGAAAGGATTTTAAAGTTTTTTCAAATTTGCATAAGGTTGAAGGTTATCCGCAAACCTCATTTGAGGTTGAGTTAAAATGACTGAAATTAAATATATTAAGCGATTCTTTTTATATGCTTTTTTAGTGTTGTTTACTCTTTGGTGCATCGGTGCTATATATATCATGGCAACTGATGCTTTTCCTATGAGAGAGGGAGAATGGTATTATGGCAACCCCGTTGCATATATAGCTTTACCTATACTTATTGGTTTTAAGCTAATTGTATACATATTATTTCCTTAATATGACATGAAACGCAATTGGAATTTATCGTTGTTGGATATAATATTGTTTTGGGGTAGGTAATATAATATTTTGTTGTGTGTATGGAACTAGATCTTACAATTCTCTTTAATCTCCTTAAATCAACGCAAGATGGCGTTTTGAACGAATACTTGGATAGATACAATGGAGATGAGCAGTTATGTTTATACCATTTAGAAATACTCTGTGATGAGGGGTATATAAAAGGTGTTACTGTAAAAGAGTCATCTTGCAGTTTTGTGTACGGTACAACTCTGCCAAGATTAACGATGAAGGGGCATGAAATGCTTAATGGCCTTAAAGACCTAAAAGTTGTTTCTGTAATCAAAAAGAAAGCAAAAGAATTAGGCCAGAATATGACTCTCCATTTTGTAAATGCATGCATCTCATCGTTTGTCGAAAAATTGTTATAATATCGTAGTTATTCTTACAAAGAGGCTGTACCGCAAAGTACAGCTTTTTTTATTTTTAAGGTTGTATATGGTACTGCGAATAATTCCAGTGTGGACATACTCAAAGCACAAGTGGGTACGAACGGATGAGCGCGCAGGAGTAACAGACAATACAGTTAAATGGAAAGATAAAGATATTCTCTGTATTCCCTCTAAAAACGAGCTGGGAGTTGAGAGTTACTGGTATGAAAAGGACGGTATTTACCGTCTTTTTGACTTTTCTGCGTCTCATTTATGCAGAAGACAGTTAAAAGTAATGGAGATTAAATGGAATTAGCGGTTAATAGCAATAAATTAGGCGCAAACCTAGTAGACAGCATTGGCAGAGCTGTTGTTATCTCACTGTTCACTTGGAGACGAGCCGACCCTAACGACGACCTTGACAATGAGCAGAGGTTCGGCTGGTGGGCTGATCAGTTCAGCACCAAGGTTAATGACCGAATCGGTTCAAAGCTCTGGCAGTTACAGCGAAAGAAGATTACTGATGAGCTGATTTTAACCGCTAAAGAGTACATTGAGCAGGCGCTCAAATGGATGATAGAAGACGGAATCTGCAAGGCGGTCGAGGCAACTGTTATCAGAGATACCGACGACTTCAACCGCCTAAATGCCAAAATAACTCTATTCCTCCCAGAAGATTACAAGACTTATCAGTTCAAGGACATTCTGAAAAATGAGTAATTTAATCCGACCTACCTTACAAGAGATTATCAATCGAATTGAAGAGGATGCCAAGGCGAGACTTACTACAGACGAGTTAAGGCGCTCAGACCTCTCTGCATTCATCAGAGTAATTGCTGGTGCGTCTCACGCGCTCTACAACGCCATAGATTATGGTCGTAAGCAGTTATTCTCAGATAGTGCAGATACCGTTTACCTTGAGCGAATGGCGCATGTATTTGCTCTACAGCGTAGGCAGGCAAGCCGTGCCGAGGGCAAGATTCGTTTTACCTGGTCACGTCTGACTGCAGTGCCTGTAGGTACCATTGTACAGACATCCGATAACATTCAGTATGTTACCACATCATCTCCTGACGGTAACGGCGTATGCTCTGTCAAAGCTGTTGAGGCGGGAGTTGCAAGCAATATCGGTGCAGGTGTGGATTTAAGACTTCCTAACCCGGTTGAGTTTGTGACCGGCGCAGTAACAGAGAGCGCAATTACAGGCGGTGCCGATGAGGAATCAGACACAAGTTTACGAGAGCGCGTTCTCTTCCGTACACAGAACCCACCAAAACAGGGCACTGCCTCCGACTTTGTGCAGTGGGCTAAAGAAGTTGAGGGCGTGGGTCAGTGCTGGTGCTATCCACAGGAAAATGGCATTGGTACTGTGGTGGTTCGCATTCTTGACACTGACGGCAATTTTGCAAGCGATGAGCTGTGTGAGAAGGTCAGAACTTACATCTCAAGTAAGGTGAATGCGGTCTGCACTACTTATGTGTGGACTCCAATAGTTCAGAGAGTGAACTTTAAACTTTCAATCACCCCTGACACACTTCAGACCAGAGCAAGCGCCGAAAAGGCGCTCAGAGACCTGTTCAAAGAAGAGAGTATGCCTGGCGGTACTATTCCGCTTACACATGTTCACGCAGCTCTGTCAGCGGTAGCTAATGAGCAGGACCACGCCATCGTTGAGCCTGCAAGTAACATCGTAGCAACTGATGTAAGACATCTGCTTACAGTGGGGGACATCGAATGGCTGTCGGATTAGGCTATACAGCTGAACAATACAATATCGCACTGAAAGCCCTGTTGCCTCAGGGCCCAGCGTGGGAGCTTGAAGA